AACAACTTGTATTAGCTGAAGATGCAATGTTAATATATAGAACATCAAGAGCACCAGAAAGAAGAGTATTCAAAATATTTGTTGGTAATATGGACGACAAAGATGTTGAACCATACGTACAAAGAGTTGCAAATAAATTTAAGAGAGATCAAATAGTTGATAACAAAACAGGAAATGTTGATTTACGTTTTAATCAAATGGCAGTTGATCAAGATTATTTTATTCCTGTTAGAGATGCAACACAAACAATGCCTATTGAAACATTACAAGGAGCTCAGAACCTATCTGAAATTGCGGATATTGAGTATATTCAAAAGAAACTAGTTACAGCACTTCGTATCCCAAAAGCGTACCTTGGTTTTGAGGAACCAGTAGGTGATGGTAAAAACCTTTCACTATTGGATATTCGTTTTGCAAGAACAATTAATAGAATCCAAAAAAATATGCTTGGTGAACTTAACAAAATAGCAATCATTCATTTGTTCTTGTTGGGTTTTGAAGATGAGTTACAAAATTTTACTTTAGGGCTTAACAACCCATCAAAACAAGCAGATTTGTTAATGGTTGATGTGTGGAAAGAAAAAGTACTACTTTACAAAGATTTGGTTAGTGAAATACCAAACACATTAGCACCAACATCGGCAACTTGGGCTAAAAAACACATTTTTGGGTTCTCTGATGAAGACATTAAAATTGACACACAAAGACAAAGAATGGAAAGAGCTGTTGCCGCAGAACTTGCAAATACTGCAACAATTATTACACATACAGGTATGTTTGATACTATTGATAGATTATACAAAACTGTAAGTGGTTCGACTGAAGCACCACCACCTGAAGGAGGAGGTGAGGCAGGATTAGATATGGGTGGAGGAATGCCACCTGCGGCACCACCAGCAGGACCGCCACCACCAGAACCAGGTGGTTTACCTGAAAGTAAAAAGAAACTTGAGAATTTACTTTTAGAAGGTGACGATATTGATTTTATGTATAAAAACTCATCTTTAGGTGATATTGAAAATGAATTACTAAAAATACTGAAGGATTAATATATTTATATTAAAAAAAGTTATGAAATTTGGATTAATAAAAAGTAAAATAGAAAAATGTCTAACGGAGTCGTATGGACATGACACATTCAAACCAAATATGTTTGTTTTTAAGGAGTTAGTATTAGAAAACAAAAATTTGAGTAAACTATTTTATTTATACGATGAACTTACAACAAAAAAATCGTTGAGTGAATCTATGGCAACAGAATTAATTAATGAGTCAATTGTTTTATATGAGAATACAATCAACAAAATAACAAAAAAACAATTCAATGACTTGAATTTATGGTTATCAGACATCAAAGTAAAAAATAATTATGAAAATTTAGATAATTTATTTTCATCAAATGTACTAACATTAGAAAATAAAATTAAAAGTAAAAAAATTATTTTAGAGAACCTCAAGGAAACCTCATCTGAAATTACAGAAATTTCAGAAAAAATACCTTTAAGTAAATTAGTAAGTGCCGCTAACAAAACAGTTAACGATTATTTAGATACTATAAACGAAAGTGATAAGAAAAAACTAAAAAGTATTTTATCCGAGGACGAGAAAAAACTGAAATTAAAATTTGAAGTGATAAAAGAAAATGTTATTGAGAAATTAGAGGAGATTAAAGAAAGTGAAAATGATAACGAAACATTAACACGAATTAACGAGACATTGAACAAGGTTAGTAGTGAAGAATTTTCACGTATAAACTACTTCAAACTTTATGAATTAAACAAGAATATTTAATTCCCCGAATTTAATTTCTGACGATATGCGGCTTTCTTAAGAATCTGTCTTTTTTGGACAGATTTTTTTGTATACTCTTTTCGTTCATTTAATTTGGAATTTTGACGTGTTTTTATAACCTTACTTTTGAGTTCTTTCAGGGCACGTTCAATATCGTTTTTTTTGACTGTTACAATAAGCATAAATTATTTAGTTAGTTTTTTGTTATATTGATATATATCCCAAATTTACATAAACTTCAATAAAATAAACATGATAGATATGAAAAATTATTATGAAAAAAGGAAAAACCTCCAAAATCAACGGTTTTAGGACATCAAAAGTATTGTATGGCACAGTTGACTCAAAAGAATTCAAATCACTTTACTTAAACATTCAAACATGGGTAGAACCAAAATTAGAAGTAGAAAATTGGACAAGATTAGTTCTTAATATGAATAGAGCAGTTAAACACTCCGTTTATGAAAATTTAGATAAAACATTATTTGACGATAAATTTATTGTTGATTTAGATTTAAGAACAAGTGGCTTACAACTAAAAAAGAAATCTTTTATGAATTTAGAAATAAATCTATTTTTAAATGAAACAGTAGACTTCAAATCCACAAAACTAAAAAAATCACTTAAAAATTTAACCAAAGAAATATACTCTGATGTTTTCACAGGAAATGAGTATTTCAAGTTTTATTTGACAAAAAATGGAAATTCAAAACCACAGAAGGTAAAAATAGAAAAAGTTTAATATTTATTATAAAAACTTTTGAAATGAAGATATTAGGACCAAACGATACAGGTAGGGGGATTCTTATTGAATATGACGCAGGTTATATTAATCCGAAAACTCACGGAAACCATTTTATTATGGAACAGAAGAGCTTTTTGGATTATTCAAAACCATTTGAATTCTACGCAGTTCTACAAAAATATAATACACCAAATAGAAACGGAAGGGTATATCCTGAAAAGGTATTAAAAAGGGAAGCTGAAAATTATAAGAAAATGATTGACAAAGGAACTTCCCTTTCCGAACTTAATCACCCTGAATCATCTCTTATTGATTTAGATAGAGTATCACACATTATAACAGAGGTGTGGTGGGATGGACCTGTTCTTTTAGGTAAATTAAGATTACTTACAAGTCCTGGTTTCCATGAAAGAGGAATATGTTCCACAAAAGGCGATTTAGCGGCAAACTATTTAAGACAAGGTGTAACACTTGGTATTTCTTCTCGTGGTGTTGGTTCTCTAAAAAAAGTTGGTGAACAGAACGAAGTTCAAGATGACTTTGAATTAATCTGTTTTGACTTGGTATCTTCACCATCAACTCCTGGTGCTTATCTTTTCCGTGATGAAAATGAGAGAATGAAGTTTGATGAAAATTTAGAAGAAGATAAAAAAATGGCAGTTGAGAGAAATATTGGTGATAGTGGAAACAAATCACTTGACTTAATGAAACGTTTATCCGATTATTTGGGTAAATAAAATAAAATTATGGAACAAGGAGAAAAATATTTTGTAGCAAAAATCACTTCTGATTTATTGGATACTGAATCAGGTAAAGTAAAAAAAGTAAAAGAAGAGAAATTAGTTTTGGGTTACACACCCACGGACGTTGAGGCAAAAGTCACAAAAGTATACGAACACTATACAATGGACTGGAGAATTACGTCAATTACCGAAAGTAAAATTGATGAGGTGATAGAATAAAAACAAATAAAATACAAATAAAAAAAGGGAATGACAATAGTTGTTCCCTTTTTTTATGTCCAAAAATGAATTTTTTAACAAAATGATGTATTTATATGAATAAGAAAAAAAATTAAATGGCAATAAAAGAAACAGCTATTGAAGATGCACTATTCCAAATCAAGAATTTGGAGGAGGCTCTTAACAGAAATGCAAAAGGAATACTTTCTTCTACAATGAAGGAGGAAATCAGCTCTTTAGTAAAAGAATCTCTTAAAGAACAAGATGAGGTTGACACAGAAACTGAAACGGAAGTGGATGTTGATAATGAGGATGAAACAGGTGCTGAAGAACAAGATACCGAAATGGTAGATACTGAAGTAGAAGATGACGAAATGATACAACCACCTGTAGAACCTGAAGATGACACAATTGACTTAACCCAAGCTTCAGATGAAGAAGTTTTGAAAGTATTCAAAGCGATGGGCGACAATGATGGTGTTATCGTAAAAAAGGATAATAATATGTTACATTTATCTGATACAGAAAATAGTACAGATTACCTTATCCAACTTGGCGAATCTGAAGAAGAATTTTCTTTCTTTACAGATGATGAGTTAGAAATGATGGAATCATTTGAAGATGAAGATGAAGACGAAGATGAGTTTGAATTTGAGGATGAAGACGAAGATGAGTTTGATTTTAATGAAATGATGGAATTTGATGAACTTGAGTTTGAGGACGATGAGGACATCTATGATGACTATGATTTTGAAGAATTGGACTCAACTGAAATTGAGGATATGCCGATTAGAGACAAAGGGATGGTAAAAAGACACAAACGTGGTTTTGATGATATGTATGATGAATTTTCAGAATCTGGTGCGGTACCATCTATTGAACCAGAATTTACAACTCCAAATAAAACAACACCAGTACAGGAAACAATTTATGAATTAGAACTTGATGATGAATCTGTTTCAGAAATGATGGAATTTGAAGACATGGAAATGAACTTTGATGATTATGGTGATGAGGAAGAAGAGTTTGAAATGGGTGAATCTTGGATGAATGAATCAAAGAAAACTATGAAAGCCAAAGGTATGGGTATGGGTAATGCCTCTAAATTCAAATACGGTAAAAAACCAAACCAAGAAGGAGGTTTCAAAACAAAAATGAAACAAGGAACCAGAGGGGTTGGAATGGGTAAAGCTAAATTTGAATATAAAGAGGAAGTTAACGGTGAAGGATTTGGAAAACAACCAAAGAAAATGGAAACCAAAGAAGCATCAAGAACTTTAGGTAACGGTAAAAGATGGGGAAGAAAAGGTTTAGACAAACCAAAAGCAGCACCACGTCATTTAAGAGTTGAAAGTTCAAAAGAACTTGATTTATTGAGAGCTAAAAATGAAGAATACAGAAAAGCTCTTGATTTGTTCAGAACTAAATTAAATGAAGTTGCAATTTTTAATTCTAACCTTGCATACGCAACCAGATTGTTTACCGAACATTCAACAACAAAACAAGAAAAAATCAACATTTTGAGAAGATTTGACAATGTTGATACTTTGAAAGAGTCAAAAAATCTTTATAGAGTGATTAAAAGTGAGTTAGGAACTGGAGGACCGAGCGCCTCACCTATTACAGAATCAGTACAAAGAACAGTAGAAAAAACACCTTCAACAGGATCTGCAGTAAATTTGATTGAATCTAAAACTTACGAAAATCCTCAATTCTTAAGAATGAAAGATTTAATGACAAAAATTAAATAAAATAAACTTTTTAAACAAACCGTATATTTATAATATACATAAAATTAAATAAAGCCTAAAAAAAATAAAAAAATGGGAGCATTATTAGAATCAGGTCTTGTAGGTAACATTGGGCTTAAGCACCTAAAAGTTATCAAAGAAGACACAATTAACAAATGGGACAGATTAGGGTTCCTTGATGGACTTAAAGGACATCTAAAAGAAAACGTAGCACAGTTGTATGAAAACCAAGCTTCTTTCTTGATTAACGAAGCAACTTCTGAAGGTTCAAACGGAGCTTTTGAAACTGTTGTTTTCCCTATCGTAAGAAGAGTTTTCTCTAAATTGTTAGCTAACGATATCGTATCAGTACAAGCAATGAACTTACCTATCGGTAAATTGTTCTACTTTGTACCTC